CACGTAAGCATAGTGAAGAAAACATCACAAGGCGATTCACATAGAAATATATCCCTCAACAAGAACAAACACAAGAAGCGTTCGTTCAAGAAGTATAGAGGACAGGGCAGATGATAGACGGACATGCATTTGTAATTGGACTAGTCCTATTCAATATAGGACTAGCAGTGGCGATACTATGGGTAAGGTAATACAGTTCCCATTAATCACCGAAGCGACAAGACTAGTGGAGGAACTCCAAGCACAGGAAGAAGAAATCAAAATGTGCTTGGACGACTTACAGTCTTTAAACGAACACATATTAGAGTTAACAATGGAGTATGAAGAACTTTTGAACAGACTCTGTACTATTAACAACATCGAATTACCACAGGAGAAAGAATGAGACAGGGAAGTATGATGTATGACCAGTATGGTCGTAAACGTAAAGTAAAGAAACTATACACAAGTAAGAAAGCGACGCCTAATTTCGCTAAACAAGAGGCAAAACAATTTAAAGAAGCGAGTAGCATACCGAGTATGCCAGTCGGAGAGTACAAAGTACCAGTAGACAACTCGTATAAAAAAGAAGTATCAAAGCAGTACACGGTATCTATTGCTTACAACAAGGGTGCGTATCAAGTGATACCAAAGAAAGAGGTAAAAGACATTGGCAAATAAATTATATGGAAACGGAAGACACTATGCAGTAGGCATGGAAGCAAATGGTAGCAAAATCAAAAGCATACAGTACCCGATTGACACAAAACCTAAGTACGAACACTGGGAATGTCCATCAAGAAACTGTAAACACATGACAATCTACCTAGAGGACGGAAGAATACTCCGTGATGATGAATTAATACTTAAAAGAGAGTGGGATATGATTGAGAAAGCAGAAAAGTTCATATCTAATATCAGTGGAGGTGTAGCGTAATGAGTAAAATAAATGACTACGCAAGGTTTGTAGACCAGTGTACATCCGAAATAAGTAAAGATACGACTAAAATGTGCGACAGATTAGATAAACTAATGGGAAACCACACTATAGTGAATGGAGACCTTGTGGGGTGTGAAATCGATATGGCAAGATTGATGACTGCACTGATAGGAATGATGGCAGAGAGTGGAGAGTTTGCTGAGATTGTGAAGAAGAAAGTGTTTCAGAACGATACACAGTTCACAGACGAAGAAGTTTATCACATGAAAAGAGAGTTAGGTGACGTACTTTGGTACTGGGTTCAAGGATGCAGAGCATTAGGATTCACACCTGAAGAAGTAATGGACGAGAACATTTACAAACTAGAGAAGAGATATCCGAATGGTTTTGAAGTAAGTAGGTCTGAATTTAGAGAGGCAAACGATATCTAATGCTTTTAACAGGAGAGTTTGATATACACATTATAAATGCTTGCAACCTGAGTTGTAAGCATTGCTCTGTGCTTGACTATAAGTACAAAGATGAAGAATATGGTGTAATCAACAAGTTTTTAACCCTAAATCAAGTAAAAGAACAGGTAAAGTTAATCAAAAAGTGGGGATATCAACTAGAAACTCTTAAAATATTGGGTGGAGAACCAACCACACACCCAGAGTTCCCTGAAATAGTAGACTTTCTACTAACTTCAGAGGTAGCAAAACAAGTGTGGTTAAATACAAATGCACTGAATATGACTGAAAAAGTTATCAGTGCATGTTCTAAATTAGATAAAATTTTAATAAGTATCTATCCTATGGTAGATGTAAGTATTAATCAAGTAGCAAAATGGAAGGAGAGTGGACTCTCTAAGGAATTTAATAAAGTCCACATAGCAGTAATGACAAGTTTTGAAAGATTTGGTGTACCTCAACCTAATATTGAGTACACACCTGAAGGTAATTGGAAAACATGTTGGCAAAAAGAATACTGCAGAACAATAGAAGGAGAAACAATGTATCAGTGTGCTATATCTTTCGGAAGGAAAGTAGAAGGCATACACATTTCAGACTGGGGTACTAAACTAAACAGACCTCTAAAAATGTGTGATACTTGTTATTTCCCACCACTAGAAGAACAATGGAGTAGTTTGAAACCTAAGAAGGATTACAGAAACCTTCACAAAGGTATCAAATTATGGGATAATTATAACAACAAAATAAAACTAAAGGAGATTTAACATGGCAAATCATGTACATTTTACAATTCATGTAGAAGGAATTGAAGACGAGCAGTTCAATAACTCAGTAATAAGTGAGAAAAGGACTAGAAAGGACTATGACGGCAATCCGTACGAAGTAACAGAGTTGGTTGAGATAGAGCATCAACCATTCATGTCTAGAGTAGACAAATCATTTGATGAAGATGGTCATTTAGAGAACTCATATGACTGGTACTGTGAAGAAGTAGGTGCTAAATGGTGTTGCATTGACGAAATGCAAGATGGATATATTGCTGGCTACAGTGCTTGGAGACAACCACATGAGTTAGTAATAAATGTAATACAATACTATGCAAACAAGTACGATACTGAAGTAACTGCAAGTATGACTTATGAAGATGAGTTCAGAAACTTCATGGGTAAACAGTACTACGGCTGTGACAAAGAAGGAGACGAAGGATGGTATGCTTGGGAAGGCGATTACAATGAGACTGATGCAGATGCACTCATGGAGCAGTTTAAAGAACTATATCCTAGTATCAACACTGAAGATGAAGACTTTTGGTACAACGAGTATGAAGTCGATGGAGAAAAGATATATCCTAACGAAGTCATAGACGAGTTAGCAGATAAATTCTGGGAGGATTGCTAATGACTGAACATACAGAGTTAGTTGAAAGACGAAGACTTTATCTAGAGGCAGAAGATTGGGGTAATAAAATATCCCAACACTATGTCTGTAAAGGTGGAAGGGGAGACTTAGGATTTGGAATGGGCTACTTTGTTTACTACAACAATGGAGCAGTACATAAACTAACGGGTAAGAACATAACAATAGTTCAACCCCCACAGTCAATAGAGGAGGTCATAGATGCGTATACTAGAAAGAATAATTAGTAGATTACTAGAGTGGTCATTCAAACGAACAGCAGAAAAACAATGGAGAAATAGAAATGGCAGTTAATTACACACAAGACCAAGTAGAGTATATAGTAAACCAGTATAGATTAGAACCAACTAGAGAAACAGTAGAAAAATTAGCAGAAGAACTCAATAAGAGTGTAAAATCTATCATTGGAAAACTATCAAGAGAAGGAGTGTACAGGAAAACCGAGTACACAACCAAAGCGGGTGAAAAGCCAGTCACAAAGTTAGAATTAGTAGAAGAATTAGCAGAGAAATTACAACTACAGGAATGGGAACTAGCAGGTCTAGAAAAAGCACCCAAGACTGCATTAAAAGCAATATTAAAAGGAGTAGCAAATGAGAGTATGTAAATTAGTAAAAGCAGGAGAGAACCTAGGAACAATAGATAAGCATGGAATATATGCAGAAGTGTTAGAGCTTATCGAAAGTCCCAACGGGTATAAAGCCAAGTTAGAATTCGCTGATGGATTCAAGACTGAACTATCAGTAAGGCGACTAAGAATGCTACAGGCAGATGTACCTAAGTCAAGAGGAAGCTTCTGGGATTAACCACAAGTTAGACAGAATTTGACATGAACCCACTTAATTGTGGGTTTTTTGTGTGCTTTAAAAAATTTGAATTGGTGCAAGTTTCGTTAGTTTCAGACGAGTTTGTACGAATTAGTTGTTATGTTGAGTTTATAAGCTCATGAGTTGAACTTAGTCGATACTTGGTTGTATCTTGTTGATATTGATTATACAATAAACACTGTATCTCTTTCCCAGATTGGATGTTCTGCTGTCGTTCCCGCTGACGCTTCACTCCAGCATCATACATCAGTTAGGAAGAACCAGTGTAACTGGTAGTTTGTATTGACTGTATATCAAATTAATATAAATATTTTATCACACTTTTTATCATAATGCAAGAAGTGTTTTTCTCAGCAGTATGGATAGATGTGTTTTTGTGGGTTTAAGTTATAGAAAAATAATTTATCGTATGAATAACGATTGTGAAATTTAGTTCTATTATGAAGACAATTTTCTATAGGTTAGATTCTCTTTGTGATTCGTAATCTTCTTTCGAGTTGAAATGCTTTTCGTGCCTCTAACTCTCGTGTTCTTTTCCTATAGTTATTCGTTTGATTCTTTTTGACATTGGGTTTGATGTAATATTTTCTATCTCTGCACTCTTCTTTTATCCCAGCATTGTCACATTTTTTGCGAAAGATACGCAGTGCTTTTTCGAAACTCATGTTCTTAGCATCAACTCTTGGCATCTGACCTCCTGTTGAAAGTCCATCCACGTTTTCTTAGATAGTATACTAATGAGGTGACAGATGCTGGACTCCTGTCCAGTGCAAGTGCAATATCTTCCGTTGACTTTACATTGTAATGCCGTCTGATGTATTCTTTTTCTGTTATAGTCCATGTTCTTTTCATATGTCTATATTATACAAAAAATTTGAGCGAAAGTCAAGAACTATTTTTAGGTATGTTGAACATAATTCTTGACTTATGCTTGGAAAGTTGCTATAATATTATCTATGATAGAAAATGATATAAGTTATGGAATATTTTTAGTTATGTGTACAGCTTGTGCATTTACGATAGGAAAACAAATCGGAATCCAAACCACGGTAGACTATTTGGAAGAGAAAGGACTCCTAGAGTTTGATGACTCTGAAAAATAGTTCTTGACATCAAGGTTAATTTTTGATATAATTATTTAGTAAGTGATAGAATTCACTTGCATATTGGTGCGTCTACCGTAAGGAGGCGTGAATTATTTACTGAAAAGGAATTATGGAGAAAATTATGAGTATAGATTTAAGCAAATTTTGGCTTGGATTGGATATGCCTACACTGCCGTCTTATACGGATGCAGCATATCCTAGATATAACCTAATCGAAAAGGCAGGAGACTATCGTATAGAAGTTGCAGTGCCAGGGTGGAAAAAAGAAGAACTGGAGATTATCTTTGATAACAAAGAACTCCACATAAAGGGTAAAAAAGAAACAAAACTAGGAGAAGATGAAAATTTCATTCATCAAGGATTAAGTTTAAAGTCTTTTGAACGAAGATTTATTCTAAACGCCGACCTACAAGTAGAAGAAGTAAGTCTACAAGACGGATTGCTGACAATCAGACTGTTACGAACTCCAGATTCCAAGAGGAAAATCTTGGAGATTAATTGATGAGAACATTATCAAAAGTTCGTGATAGTATATGTGAGAACGGAGAGTTCTGCAACATGGTAGCTAATTATACATTAGTGGTAGCCTTTGGTGGCATAATGGTGCAGAGTGTTACGGTACTTACTTAAACTGTCAGAATGTATTAGGGGAGCTTCGGCTCCCCAACCTATAGGAGAAAATATGCAAATTTCAATAGAGGGATTATCCCTAATTAAAAAGTTCGAAGGTATGGAAACAGAAGCGTACAAGTGCGCGGCTGGAGTATGGACTATCGGATATGGACATATAAAAGATGTCAAAGAAGGAGATGTAGTTACTAAAGCAGAAGCAGATGAGATGCTAGTACACGAGATAGAGGAGTACGAAAACTATGTGAACACAGCCGTAACCGTTCCACTTTCTCAGTGCCAATTCGATGCAATTGTATCATGGGTGTTCAATCTAGGTAATGGAAATCTTCGCTCTTCAACTATGTTGAAAGTCATCAACGCTAGCGATCATGCTGGTGTACCTGCTCAAATCAAAAGGTGGAACAAGGCAGGTGGTAAAGTGCTTGAAGGATTAATCCGAAGAAGGGAAGCAGAAGCTTTACTATACGAGGGGAAAGACTGGAGCAATGTCTAAGTTTCTAGATAAAGTAGGTGAGTGGTGGTTTTGGTTTAAAAACTTATTCGTTACCTATTATAGTCTCAAAGTTAGTTATAATGCTACTTGGGGAGACGCAGACGACCAAGAGTTTATCGTCAAGAAGTTCATCAAAAAGCAACCAAAGTATATATCATTCATCACAGAAGAAGGAGAACTAGTAGAAATTAGTGGTGCTGATGGACTTAATTACAGGATTCAAGAATTATGAACCAATTAACAATAGGTGGATTAGTTGTATTAGGAGGTCTATGTTACTTTCTATACAGTCAGAATGAAACCTTAAAAGAAAACAATATCAAGTTAGAAAATGCAGTGCAAGCCCAGCAAGAGGCAATGGACACACTGCGAGAGTCTTACGAAAAACAAGGTAAGTCTCTTATGAGTATGTCTAGAAGAAACTCAGAAATAGAAGCTGAAAAAGCAGAGTATCTTGCAATATTTAGCAGACACAATTTAGATATGCTAGCATTGAAAAAGCCTGGTCTTATGACTAACAGGTTCAACAATGGTAGTGAAAAAGTGATGGAGGGAATGGAAGATGATACAGAAAAGTTATACGAGCTTACTGTGCCTAGCACTAACGATTAGTAGTTGTAGTTTACTTCCTACTAAGAAAGTAGAGATAGTATCAAAACCAATTGAAATCGACATCATGCAACCTGATTTACCAAGACCAGTAGAGCTTACAGCTCCTCAATGGTGGGTAGTATCAAATGCAAGAATTACAAACCCATGTATCAAAAGAGTACAAGATGATGGTAGTATGAAAAGACCAAAGACTTGTCTTAAAGAAGATACAGAAAATCCAGAGTGGCCAGAAGGTTATACCTACCTAGACCAGTTCTTGGATGAAATGAAAGAACAAAACAATGGAGAAGTACTATTTGTAGGAACGACCATTGGTGATTATAAAGTCATGTCAGAAGATATGCAAGAATTAAAAAGGTACATCAACCAACTAGGAGAAGTAGTAATATACTATCGAACAGTTACAGCTCCAAGCGAGATAAAAGATGACAAATGAAAAAACTTTTAATAAACAATAGAGGTATACTAGAAGATTTAGATAAATTAGCACAACAAGTACTAAGACATCCTTCTACATTTAGGTATTTACCTAGTCCAAATGTGAGCATGGCTAGATTAAAAGAAGTTATGACAGCAGATGATGGCAGAATAGAAGAATCAAATGGAGTAGACTATTCAGGTAGACATTTTAATACAAGTGAATTTGAACATTATCCCGAAGCTAGAACAGGAATAAAAACATTTAACAAACCAGTTCCTTGCTTTACGAAGTACCAGTTACTAAACTGGATAAGAAAGACAACTAATAATCAAGCATGGGAAATGGACACATGGGAAATACAACCCGAACATCATGGGTGGACTCCTTGGCACAGTGGTAAAAATAAACCAATAAACTTTGCAAGATTCATATGGAATTCAGGTATTGGTATTACAAATTATGTATCAGATGGTAAACACTACAAATACAAAGACTCTAAGTATACAGGACAAAAAGCTTGGAATTGCTTAATAGGAAAACTAGACGGAAGACAGTATCTATCCGATAGAAATTTAGGCAGTCACAAGAGAGTTATAATACAATTTACATTACCTTCTAAATATACATCCACTATGGAAGAGTTTGCACAAATTTTAGCAGAAGGAAACAAAACAGATATTTCAGGAATAAAACCTACAACAAGTAGTGAATACTCCGTAGTAAACCAACAATGGACAAACTAAAAGCATTTTTAACTTTATTATTCTGGAGAAAAGAACTAAACTCTTCAGCTAAGTGGTTTGATAAAAACCAACCAGCACAAGATAGATTTTGGGAACTAGAAGATTGGAGCGAAGAACTAGAAGAAAGAATAGTAGAATTAGAAGCTAATTCACACCCCTGCAAAGAACTGCATGAGTTTGAAGTTTATCCCGAATTAATCAACAGAATAACAACTTTAGAAAATGAACTTAACAATATCAGTAATAAAATCGATAGCAAGTAGAAACGTATGGAGCAGTGATTGGACAGCTCCTTGGTGTGATGCTATACTATTCTACAAAAGAGGTGACTACAACCACACCCATCCCCTATGGCAACAGTACAAAGAGAAAGTCGTAAGAGAATTAAACTTAACAGGCACTTTTGACCAGTACTCAACTCCCCTAAAAATAACCCTAATAAAATTCAAAGGCAGAGGCTTTCATCAACCTATGAAAAGAAAAGCTGTGTATATATCTTTAAATAGCAATATACTAGTAGGTAGCGTAGAAAGAGACCCTGTAGCATTAATGGGAGAGATAGACAAAGTAAACACTACACCTTCATGGAGATCAGATTTTTGGAACCAAAAAAGGATATGGGTAAGAGATGTTGAAGAAGAGGAGTATGATGTAGTAGGAAACACATCAGTAAGTTGTGTATACCCAGAAGAGGGGCATAGTTTTATAGAGGTATTATATAAATGAAAACTGATTTTTACGAAATAAAAACACATCAAACCAACGCAAGTTTTAATATACCTGTAGATGAAAAGTATATTCACCACCATCAAGGAGACACACAGATAGAAGAAAATGTAACAGGGCATGGTGCAGATGAAAAATATCTAAGAGCAAATCATAAGTTGAGCCAACATTTACAAATTGATGGTAACGCACACACAATTGCAGTACCAAAACCACATAATCAAACTCCTATACCAATATTTGTTGGAGCAAGTGACCATCCTGCCGATAGAATACAAGAAAAAGTATTATTATATACACTACACAAAAACTCTACTAGACCTTTAAATGTAACTTTTCTAAGACCTAGTATGTTTCCTGGAGTGTCATCATTTGGTTGGGGAACTCCATTTACAGGATTACGCTATGTAATACCAAAACTTATGGGCTTTAAGGGCAATGCTATCTATATGGATATGGATATGATAAACTTTAGAAATATTGCAGAGTTTTATTCTATAAATATGTTAGGTAGACCTTTCGCAATGATATATGACTCAAAACTAACAGTAAAGGGAGGTCCGAGAGGAGGATATTGCGATAGTATGATGATGATGGACTGTTCCAAGACTCAAGAATTTTTTACTTGGGATGAGTGCCATAGCTGGGGCGCTACACAACCTAGTTTCAAATGGATGTTTATGCAAAGAATAAGAGAAAGAGGCAATCCAAATGATGCATCAGATAATCCAGCAGTAGTTAGAGTAGATTCTAGATGGAACTGTTTTGATGGAGACATCACAGATGGAGAGTATAACGCAAAAGAAAATACGTTACCACAGTACCCTTTAGACAATATTTTTCACTTACATTTAACCGCACTTAGTTTTCAGCCGTGGCATAGTCCATATTTGATGACTGCAAAAGCAACCCACAAAAGAAGAGATATAACAGATTATTGGTGGCAATTAGTAGATGAGGTAAGAGACCTTGAAGTTTGAGGAGCTGCTAGGCCCAGTGGGTCTTAAACAATTTAACGAAAGATACAAAGGTAAAAGACACTTTGTAATTAAGTCTGAAGATAGATTTCAAGATTACTTTAGTTGGAAAGAATTTGACAACTATTTAAATCAGTACAAAATCAGTCAATGGGATAGAACCCCACAACTACAAGTAGTTGACCATGATGGTAACAAGTGGTGCAAGAAAAAGTCACCCCAACCAAAAACTAGAGAAGATTTATTAAAAATGTGGAGAGATGGACACAGTTTTATACTGACCATCAGTGAGTTTCTTAACAAACAAATGTGGCAACAGTGCCAAGAGTTTGAGAAACATTATGGTATTGGACAAGCAAACATTTATTGCAGTGGTCAAAAAGATGCAAAAGTATTTAGTATTCATTCTGACTCTACAGATAATTTTTTATTTCATGTAAGGGGTAAGATAAGGTGGTTTATATATAATGAATTTCACCGTCCAGGAATGCCTTACAATCCTGGCTCTGCAACCTTACTCGAAAGTTTTGTCCTTGACGAAGGTGATTTACTTTACATTCCTAAGGGACAATATCATAGGGTCGAGACCCTGAGTCCAAGAATATCAATTAGTTTTCACTTTCAAGAAAGAGGAGACAAACCATTTAAAAGGAAAGATTGGTACGATTGGAAGCCGTAGGAGAACAATATGGCAGAACCAAGTAATCAGTTTTCAGGAGATATGTCACGGAACGAAGTAGAGATAGACCTTAATAAGTTTATGGAACTCGTCACCGAAAACAGTAATCTGAAAGCTGAAATATTAAAGTTAGAAAATGATAAAGAACCTGAGAATCCGTGGCAACGCTGGATTTGGCTATCTTCAATGATAGACGCTTGGAGAATCTTCCCTCGTTTATTTCTAACAGTATACATTGTACTACTCTATAAATGTACAATATGGTTTATGGATTTACCAGACCCTTCAATGGAACAATCAGGTTTGATTAGTATTGTTGTTGGTGCAGGTGCGGCTTGGTTTGGACTTTACGCTGGTACAGCAAAGGACAAAATCAATAGCAAGTAAACCATGGAGTCGATGTGGAAACACTATTGCAAGTGGGTACGTAATATAGTTTATGTACC